GAAGATATTGATGTATCCGTAGATAATGGAACACTAATTATTAAGGGTGAGATTGTAGAAGTAACAGATGCAGAGGTAGTTCATAAAGGCATCGCAGGAAGAAAGTTCGTAAGATCTTTTGCACTGGGAGAATATATGGAAGTAACTTCTGCAGAACTTAAGGATGGCATGCTGCATGTTCATGTAGTACGCATTGTTCCTGAAGAAAAGAAGCCTAAATCTATTAAAATTAAGTAGTATAATAGATAACATTCCGATATAAGACTTTAAAAGGTTTTACAACGGATGCTCCTATGAGTGGAGAGTTAGCAGGAGTCGAGTCTTCGTGGCTAATAGACCTGAGCAGTCGTCTATAAACTGCTCATTTCCTATGCTACAATATAATTGTCCCACACAGGACCTTAGTGATGGATTAGTTACCCATTGGATAGAGACCGTGGCGCAAGTCAGGTGAATTGCTTGTGTGGGACCTAACATTTGGCGGTATAATAATATCAATGACTGACAAAGAGTTAGACCATTATAATAAGCAGCAGTATAAAAAGATGCTTGCTAAGATAAAAGAGGATTCTGGCTGTGTAGATTGTGGTGTTAGTAATCATATAATCCTAGACTTTGATCACATAAGAGATAAAAAATACAACGTATCAAGAATGATCCATGATGGTTTTTCATGGAAGGCTATCAAGAAAGAGATAGAAAAGTGTGAGGTAGTTTGTGCTAACTGTCACAGGATAAGAACACACAATCGCCTTGCTGGCTAAGTATGATATACTGATAGTATGAGTGATGATTCAATGATGCCAACAAGCACCTATCAAGGATGCGACTGCGAAACCTGCAAACAACTAAATGTAGATTGTCCAGACTGTCCTGTATGCTCTTCAGATAACGACTCAGAGGTTGCTATGGCTATGTATGACTCATCAATAGGGAAGGCTGATCCATGTTGGGAAGGCTACGTTCAAAGAGGAATGAAGCCAGGGGCAGATGGAAAACCAGTTCCAAACTGTGTGCCAGTGGCAAAGACAGAGTCTATATTCTTTTCAGCAAAAGATTACTCAAAGCAAACAAGAGTTACTAACCTATTTAAGGAATAATTATGCCAAAGAAAAAAGCATCAGCGTTTAACCCTATTCAGATTAAAGATGGATGGATTGTTAGATTATACAAAGATGGTCGCATTAAGTCTAAGATTGCACCGTATGAAGTAAAGCATAAAAAGAATTAAGCAACTGCAACCTTTTTATCTTTTCCATCAACAACAATACACATCTTGTGTAACTTAGTTGGGTTGTTATCTATATATTCTTTTATTGTTTTTAGTGTTCCTCTAAGTACATACTCATTAGGGTAGGTAAGGTTTGTACAAAAGACTGCATTTCTGTTCTCCCCAAATTTTTCAACAGCCTTATTAATAAAGTAGAAAGCACTATTTGTAGGCCAAACTTTGTTAATCTTCTCCTCATTGTCTGAAGGCAGATGTAGAGGATTTTGTAATAAAAAGATCATTGGGTTATCTTTTTGAAGAAGTATTTCCCACAAAATTTCTTCATGACCCTGTTCATTGTGTGGAGGAAACTGCTCAAAAGAGAAACCATTTCCAACATTTGCAGTAATTGCAGCAGCAATAATTGTTGATGGTCCAGGAGAAACTTTTACTGGTATATTCTTTTTAACTGCTAGGTAGGTAAGTGTATGTCCTGGATCACATACTCCTGGCATTCCTTCGTCAGAGACAATGTGTACATCTTCCCCTGATAATAATTTATTTATGATTAAATCTTTATTGTTAAACTCACGATCATTACCAACAGAATAGGATATGTCTACTATCTCTGCAGTATAACTTAAATTGTTTTCTTTACAAAATTCTGAAAATCTACCCTCATCTTCAACACATATAGTTGTTGCATTTGTCACAGCATTGATAAGCCTATCGCTTATATCTTCAGGGTTTCCAATTGGAGATCCTATTAAGTATAATGTACCATTCATTAGTATATAAACTTCCTATCTTTGTTTAATTCTTTTAGAATTTTTTTCATCCTATATCTCCTAATTATTTTTTTTATGATTTTCATTTAACAATCCCCTATCTTTTATAAATTTAATAAATTGATTCTTCCAGTTAAGTTGTACTAAAAACCCTGGATGTCCATCTCTTGCATCCATATCTCCATCTTCTAACTTACCATCTTTTCTAAACTCTTCTACAAAGGACTCTGTTACACCATATAGTCTTACATATGATTCTAAAAATAGATCGCAGTTTGTTAGACTTACCTGGCCAGATCCATCCCACATACCCCAAACAACTTTTGTATTTTTAGAATTACAGTATTCAATAAATAGGTTCCAAGAAGTTAGCCATGCTGGGAAAGCACGTCTGCATTCATCTAATGTTGGAAAAACATTGATATTTATTCCGTGATAAGGATGACCTTCTCTTAAGGTCTTAGCCTCTTCTAGTTCTTCTTCTGTTCCTTCTGCAGCGTATGGATACTGTTGAGCATATATCCATTTATCCTGCTTAGCATCCCAATAATAGTCTCTGAGTATGTTTGGGTGGTTTACAACAAATATGTCTGGAGATCCAAATCTTTTTTCATAATCAAGATAGGATGATATTATCTTGTGCCATCCGTAGCCACCTTTTCCTAGATTAAAATATCCAGAAACTTTATAATCTTTAGATATTTCTTCATACAGCATATGAGACCAAGTTTTCTCTATTGTAGCCCCAACTCCTTCTGTATTAGAACAGCCCCCAAAAACAATATGTAGTCCCTCATGATCTTCTTTAAAGTTATCTGATCTAAAAAAATCTTTATTGTATTTATAGTCAACTTCCCAGTCTTCTCTGCCATCAAGAATTCTTTCTGGAGGAATTTTGCTAAAGTGATGATAGTCTCCATCAAAAAAGTAACCGTACAACTTGTAGTATTCATCGAGATCTCTTTTTAGATTAACAAACGCATTTGATCTTCCCCATGTAGGGTCTAACTTGCCAATAAACAACTCATCTATAGCATCTTTTGGAAACTCAACGTCTATCATCTTGCTATCATTTCTGGCTCTTCTTTTATGTAGGTCCATTACTACCTTTCCTTATGTATATATCGTAAAATCCTAGATTGTGTAGGGCAATAGCATCTACTTCCCAGTCTGGATTATCGTGTAAGAACTCGTTTACTGTTTGAAATGTACCATATGGGGTATCTTCTATTATACCATCGTAGATAAGATAGTCATTTAGACCAATAACTCCTCCTTCTTCTACAAGCAAAGAACAATGTTTGAGAACCTCTCTTGTAAGAAACCTATCATTTGAAACATCTATATAGATTAAGTTATATTTGTTTTTTAATTCTGGAAGAACTTTTGTTGCATCACCTTTGATTGTTCTAACATTTTTATAAGAACTAAACTTATCAATAATATACTGTTCATGTGTATCTGGGGTATATAGAAGTTCATGCTTAAAACCATTGCACTGGCATGATTCAAACTTTCTCCATGACCAGCACTTTAGGTCCTGGTTATACAGGTCCACAAGGTCTGCTGATTGGGCTTCAGTAGCATCAAGGAACATCTGAACAGAGTATCCCCAAGCAACCCCTACCTCCATGTACTTTATACCTTTAGGAAGGCTTTTAGCGTACTCTTCCCTTGAAGAAAATAGTCTTGCATTGTTGAGTTGCTTTTGACTAATCTTTTCAGAATCCTCTATCTCATCTATATTCATAGATTTTATAGCCTCATCTGACATAGGCCTAACAGGTCTTCTAGCCATTTATCTGTCCCTGCTTTTTATATATTTCATCTTTGGCTAACTCAAAAAGTTCAATAGATTCTTGAAGTCTTCTGTTTTTCTTTACAATATCTAATGCTTCATAGTATATGTCTGGTTTCTTTTCTATTGGTAATGGATTATTAAATCCTGGATTACCTTTATCATGTTGGCTTATTCCCTGCCGTGCTTCTTTTAACAAGGTTGGCAAGTCTATATTCTTTACATTAAAATATTCATATTGGAAGTTTGCCATTATACTATCTACAACAAATTCTGGATTATCACATACCTGATCAAAAGTGAAGGCTTCCAAGTTTTCAATATTTTTAATAATTGAACCAGACCACCTTTTATACACATTAAACTCACCGTCTACAAGTTGATCTAATGATGGCAAACTGTTATTTTCATGTGGCATAGACACACCCATAGTCCTTGTGTTTCCAAATCCACCAATAGTTTTTGTTACAACTGAAGGTATTATCTCTAGAGGGCTTCTAAGTATTGTTGTTTGAACCACATCTGGGAACTTGGCAAGAAGTGTAACAGGAACATTCTCACGTATTATGAATTGACTGTGAATCTCTCCCATTGAAATATTATTATCAAAATTAACTGACTTTAATAGCAAATACTGAAGCCAGGCATGACCAGACCTTGGGGCACTATTTATTAAAACTCTTATATTTTTCATTTTCACAATTCTTTAATTAGATACTTTTCTTAGCAAGCATCTCATAATACCTATCATAATGAGCAGACAGATCTACCCAAGACACATCCATATCTTCATAATATGGAGATGTTTTACTTGAAACAAGATAGTCTTGACCAGGAATATCCTCTAAAACCTGAATATAGTCTTCTTTTGACTTAACTCGTAAACCAATATAATCTCCTAAAAATTTACAAACATCGTAAGGCCTTTCAATCAAAGTATTGTAGTCTATAAAGACATCAGCATGCTCTGTCATATAATCAAAGAAATAGTTATATCCAGTTATATTTGTTAATCCTCTTTCGTGTTTATGCTCTTCCCAGTTAAAGTCTTTTACTCTATTAACGGCAGCCTGCTTTGACATTGTAAATGCTGACCTCAAAGTTTCTTCTGGATCTCTAATTATAGTAATAACCTTTTTATCACCAGACCATCTTGGAAAGTGTGATTTTTTAATTTCAAACCCAGTTAACTGTTTTAAATAAAAAAATAAAAAATGTGATCCAGTTCTTGGATAGGTAATTAGCAAAAAATTATCGTCGAATTGTTTATTTCCTAGCATATATATAGTATACCATAGCATGGTATAATTGAATACGGAAGGTTGGTAAACAAAATGGATCAACAAAGAATGCAAAACGCTGCTGAAGGATTTACTCAAGACCAGGAAGGCAATAGATACGCTTTTGAAAGCGTTGCGCCTGGAGTTCACCTATATAGGAATGTATGGCCAAACTCAATGGATACAATGAATAGACTTTTAGACAAAGATTTTTGGGAAGATAAAGATGGAATTAATGGCGCAAAGAAGTGGGTTCGTGAAGATTTTTTTGATGACTTAGAATATACAAGAGAAAATGGAAAACAATCAGATACCTGCTGGCTATGGGAACATGAAGAGGCAAACAATGCTTTTCGTGGAATAATTGACTCCTACTGTTTTCACTGGAATATTGATCCAAAAAGCAGAGAGTCTCTAAGAATTTCTAGGTTTTCTAATGGTGAATTCTTTGGTGCACATAGTGATGACTCATATGCAACGCCAAGAACAGTATCCCTAGTGTATTATCCAAACGATGATTACGAAGGTGGCGAATTAGAGTTTATTCATTTTGGAGTTACAATAAAGCCAAAGGCTGGAGATCTTCTTGTTTTCCCATCTGGATACTCTTATGAACACAGAATCCATGAGATTAAAAGTGGAAACCCAAGATGGACAATTGTTTCATTTTTATTCTTTGGAGAAGATGATGAGTCTGCACTTAGAAGATCAAAACTAAAAGTGTTTCCATATAAACCAGAATTTAAAAAACTTTTTTAAATAGAAAAAGGGGGCCGAAAGGCCCCCTAATTCTTTTTAAACTACTTTACTTGGTTAGTTGTCTTGCCTCCGCCAGATGACTTCTTTGCAGGAGCCTTCTTTGCGGTCTTCTTAACAACCTTTGCAGACTTAACTGCCTTGTCTACCTCATCTACTGATGGCATCTTGCCAAATGCAGGATCGTTAGGGTTGGCTGCTCTCAATACAACGGGCACAAGTGCTCCAAGTAGTGAGTATGCTAGTGTCTGTGGATCTGTAACTCCAGACGCATACATTGCTGTTGCTGCTCCAAGAACTGATCTTCCGTATGACGCTAGTGCTGCTTTAATTTGTTCATTCATTTTTTTCCTCCTAGGATTGTGTTGCTTGACTATAATGTAAATCACAGAGATCAACAATTCTGCTTTCAGAGTTTGCCCAAATCTGCGTACTTTCGTCCTCGCACAACTCTTCCTCACACATAAACATGTTGAGGTTTTTAGTATGCTTTAGGGCGATCATTGCTCTATTCTATCATAGTCTTCTGGTAGCAGTTTCTTTAGTTCTTTGTATGCCCCAGAAATTTTCTTCATTGCGTTATAGTTGGGCTCTGCGCCCATTAGGTCTCCATATGTGTCAAAATATAATATCTCAGGCTCTACATCACTAACAAACTTATTTAATGATGACTGGACATCATCTATATATTGGTAAGCCCAATCTCTTGAGTCTGAAATAAATTTTAAGAAAGCCTCCTGATCCAGATTGCTCCTATTTTTGTTTATTTCTTGCAACTCTGTAAACTTTTCTGACACTATTGTTTTATCTAGGTGTGCTTTTATCAACTCTAATGTTACTGAAGATATCTTGAGCCTTAGTCTAATATTTTTATAAACCAAAAAGAAAAATATAAAAACAAAAATTACAAATGCAAAAAAATCAAACATATTTAACTTATCTCCCTTACTTCAAAATTTCCCCATTTTGCTGCTCTAACAAAAACAACATCTCTTAAATGTTCATCTGTGTCTTCTAGGTGATGCCAATCATTTATGTGATAGTTTTTTGATTTTTCTAATGCATCTTCTTCTGATTCTGCATTAATTGGTAGTTCATATACATCCCTTATTGTTGATGTAACTATATATTTCTTGCTTCCAGTTCCAAAACCTTCCAAGCCATCTTTATACTTAAATGTTTCAACTAAAAATTCACCATCTACAAGTTTGTAATTTTCGTTTCCAATAAACATAATTATAAACTTTTTTTCTAAAGTATGTGTACTTCCAAGCATCTCTATTTTGCAGACATCTGAAAGACAGACAATAGAAGTTATCCCAGAATCAGAAGGTTCATCTGTTATTGTGATATTTTTTTTATATTTAAATTTTGCCTTAACAAGTGTTAGTAGTCTTTCTCTTATATCTTTTTTATTGCTAATGTCTATGTCTTCAAGTGGTAAACTAGATACTAAAAATAAATCATCAGTGATCCAGGTTCCAGCACTTCCATATTTTAGAATAAACTCTTTCAAAGGTCTTTACCACCATCTCTTACTAATAACACAATTGCACCGTTGTCTTCTAGTGCTTTTTTTACACGAACCATATACTCTACTGCAATTTTCCTGTCTTCACCAGGTAATTTCATAAACTGATCCTCGCTTGCCTTTACTGTTAAGAAGTTATCATTATCGATTATCTGTAATGAAAAATTTTTTGGAGGTGTTATTGAATGAAAAGCCTTTTTCATGTTTATTGTATACATTATCTTTTATCTTTTTCTACTGGATCTAATCTGTCCCAAAACCCACCAGAATTTCCCTGGTAAACTTCCCCAGTTTCACGATCAATCAGCAGCCATTTATTGGGAGATTTTGTATGAATCACTAGGTCAACGGGATAGTCTAAGTCTTCGTATTCTTTATGACTTCTCATCTTCTCTCCTCCAATGCAAGTATGATTTAATATAAACGGCTGCATATGCTAGAGCACTAAATATGAACCCATACTGGTCTGTATATAAGGCATAGGCTATCCACAGCACTTCATTAAATAAAAGTACGATCCAACCCCAGATAGTCTTTCGACCTACAAAAAATATACCAGTTACGCCTATTACGGCAAGAATCCATGACCACATAGTTACCTATTTCTTTAAACTCTATTATACCAGAAAGTCGCTACAGATTGCAAATGGCTTTGTTTCAAAATCATCTTCGTTAAACTCCTCTAAATGAACAATTATAGTATTACTTACTATTTCTTTTCCAGGATATGTCCATATATGCTTACTGCTTGTAAGAGTAAATGAGTCTTCTTGATGCCAAAAAAATCTTGTATGTGAATAATCATTTATAAATTTTTCAAGAGACAGAAGGTCTTTGCAGTGAAACCATGCATGAGGATTGACCGCACCTATAAAATCTTCATCTATTTTATACTTAGGATAGTCATGTCCAAGAAAGAATCCTTCACCATCTTGAAACCATATATCTATTTCAACCTCAAAGCCATCTTCTATAGCCTTAGAAATATACTCTGGGCTATTCTCTAACTCTGGTTTTGGTCCTCGTGTATTTCCACGATGTGCTATTTTAATCATTATCTCTCCTATAGTTGTAGTTGTTTAAATCTTCTGGGGTTCCTATTCCCCACATTTTTTTAATATTGCTTGCAAACACCCTCTTATTGTCCGCAATCGCCTCATTAAAAACAGGGCAAACATAAAATTCATTGTTTGTTCTAATATCTTTATCTATCATCTGCTCAGCATACTTAACAAAGTCTGAACCATGTTTCCAATAATAAATCCCAACTGTTGCTATGTTGCTAATTGGTTTTTTCTCTGCAACCTCTGTAACTAGACCATCTGAGTTAATTTTTGCATAAGACCATTTTGGGTGTGTAGACTCAAATGTAGCAATTCCTCCATCTGCATTTTTTGTCATTAGTTCATAGATAAACTTCCTGCTATTCCATTCAACTATCTGATCGGAATTAGCCAAGATCAGTGGGCTCTCATTATCTATATATTCTTTTGCTAATAGGCAAGTAACTGCTGCTCCTTCTGTTATCCCATCTACCTGCACAATATTGCAGTCTGGAGTTATAAGGTTAAGTAGGTAAGACAGATTATATTTCTCATAATGTTCTTTTTGAACTATGTAGGTGTATGTTGCATTTACCCCTATAGACTCCACTACAGCCTGAATCATGGGCTTTCCGTCTACTTCCACTAACGGCTTAGGGAATACATATCCAGCATCCTTAAAACGGCTTCCAAGGCCTGCCATTGGTATTAAAACATTAAGTCCTTGATCTTTCCATGTACTTTTTCCAGATTGCAAAAGACTAATAGCCTTATTAATCTTATCCTCTGCAAGGTCTGCTCTATTTTTAATTTCAATCAGGGTAGCCTTGCTATCTCTTGCAGCAAGTTTACCAACAAGGCTATCCTCAAAAATAACAGTCTCATCTGCAATCACACCAAAGTAAGACATAGCCTTCCAGTACATTTCTGGGTGAGGCTTTGGATGCTTTACGTCTTCATTACTTACAACATAGTCTATTAAGTGTACGATGCCTAGCCCCTCTAAGCAATCAAAGACAGTATTACGAATACTATTACTTGCTACCGCTATATTAATCTTATTGTCTTTAATTATTGTAAGTAGTCTAATTAGTTCTTTGTCTTCTGGAATATTTGAAAACATATTACTTGTTATTTCTTGCTTAAGTCTCCAGACACTATCAAAACTTTCTTCTGGAAGATCCTTATATTTATTCAAAAGACTTAGTTTAGCCTTTGTTGTAAGCCCTTCATATATGTTTTCTTGTTCCTCTTTAGTAATTATATAGTCAGGACTTAGTGCTCTCAAAGCATCGTTAAGTGCATCAAAGTGAATAGTCTTGCTATCAACAAGAACTCCATCTAAGTCAAAAACTATTAGGCTAGTCATTTAAAATCCCCATTATGTATTTATTTAATTTTATTTTATTTATAATTTCTGTGCTATTTCTAAGACTTGGAATCATTATAAAGATATGAGCCATATTAAATAAAAGACCTGGGTATAGGGAGTGTAGAGTTTCTTTTCCATTTGAAACCATTGGCACCTCTAACTCAATAATAGTTTGATTTTTTTTCATTAGCAATCCATTTACAAGCCCAGCACTAGTTGGTGAAACTAATGTCTTTACAGAATCAAAATACGCTATCTGATCTTCAAAAGATTCAAAATCTTCTGGACAAATTATTTCAAAACCCATAGAGTAAAAATAATCAGACAGTTTCTGTTCAGAATCTACCCTGTCGTCATTTAAAAAATTAAAGTTTTCTGGATCTCTACCAGCAAAGAGCCCCTTGTTTTTTCTTTTTCTTGTTTTTTCTCTACTCAAAAAAACTTTTCTATATGGATCTACAGATTCTTTAGGACGATATTTTTCTATAAGTTCTGATACAGCATTAACTCCTTCTGAAAAAGTGCTAACGGATGTTACATATGACACATTATTTATTTTTAATGCTGTTCTTTTATCAAGATGAATTAATTCGTAGTTTATGCCTTCGTCAACTAAAGCATCAAGGAAAAACTTATAAAAAGAATTTAGACTTTCTGATCCATCTTTTTCAAAACAGTTGATAATAAATTTTGTTGAAGGATATTTTTTGTTATATACAAGTATGTGTGATAAAGTATCTGATACTGCATGATAGTAGGATGTTGGCAAGTTTATAAAAAATTTATTTTCACTGGAGCATACGTCTAACTTATAGTAAAAAAAATCATTTTCTTCTTTTGATAGTTCTTTTTTGCAATGTATGTCATTAAAGTCTTCTCCAGAAGTCAGGAGGTATACTGTGTCTGGTTCATATTTTAGGATATTCCTACTATCGTTAAAGAATACTAGCATGTCTCCTCCATTATAAGTCCTCTTATTATACTGTTTGAGTCCATTATCTTTAAAACATCTTCTGACGATCTCATTGACGGAATAGAAAAATAAACCAGACTCTTAGCCCAGGCAATTGGTGCATAGTGTTGGTGTATAGTACTCTCTCCCTGAACCATCATAGGTATGGTTAGTTCAACGACCTGGCATCCATCCTTCATAAAGCACATGTTGATTAGCCCTGCTCCCGTAGGAGATATCAATGTCTTAACTGAACTAAAGTATTTTATCTGATCCTCAAAAGAGTCAAAGTCTTCTGGATAAACAATCTCAAATCCATTAGATTTTAAGTATGATTCAAGTGCTAACTCATCCGACATTCTCGCAGAATCATCTTTTATTTTTAATGTCTCTGGGTCCCTATCTCCAGTTATCCAAGATCCAGTTTTATACTTTGTCTTTCCTCTACTACAGTATACCTTTCTAAATGGACTACCTTCAAAATGATAAGGACTTGAAACACTATACAGGTTGGTGACAAAATTATCTGTTAACTTTGGGGATGAATAATAATAAAAATCTTTTATTAAAAACCTTTTATCCATAACTTTATATTCTAAAAGATCTACAAATGTATGCTTTACTTTATTCATTTTTAAAACTTTAATAAAAAACAGAACATGTTCTTGTAGCATGTTCTCAGGTGGTGCACCGCTTAGGATAAAAAAATGAGTCTCTTTATTCTTGTTAAACTCTTGAAGTATAATCCCTAATGATTGCATAAATGTATGGTAGTATCTATCAGATAGTATAACTACACATTTACTCGCTGCATTGTCAAAAACATAATAGTCTTTAAAGTCTTCTATTTTTTCTATATTTGGTGGAGAATAATAGGTGCCTGAAAACTCTAAGGAATAAACTCCCTCAAAGATTTCTGGCTTTGTTTCTTGTCCTAGAACTAACACTTATTGAGACTCCATTGTAAGATATTGCCATGTACTAGCCCAATCAGATTTACTTTTATGTCGTGAGAACTCCTTAGACATTTGTCCATTTTCTAAGTATACTCCACCCCAAACACCCCACTCTTTTTGAGAAACGCCAACAGCAAAACACATTTTTGCAACAGGACAGCCAGAGCATAATTTATCTATTGCTGGCCTAAGTAACTCATCTTCTTCATATTTATCAAAAAATAAATTTGTATCGTAATCCAAACATACAGCATCATCTTTCCATTTATGCTTTGGCATGTTAACTCACAAACTTGTCTGGTATATCCCATCCACTTCTTGAAGGTACAAAACGACGCTGTAGGTGCCATTTGCCATCTACAAAGGCCCCCTGTGGGGCAGTTCTACCCTTCTCAGAAGGATAAGAGTTGACAACAGTCCATCCGTCCCAAACCAATGACTTGTTTGAACTTACAATTTTTTCCATTTGATCTAATGATTTAATTTGCATTGTTATTCTTTCTGCTAGTATCTAAAAATGCCGTATTCGACATTGTTGTTTTTTGCTTCATCAACAAGTTTTGAGACCTGCTCTCTTTCTTTACTTAAAAAAGCAAAGTAGTTTATTTCTGAAATATTTTCTGTTATCCACCAAGGTGGAACTGGCTTGTATTTAATTTTTTTACCACGAGCCTTTAGGCCACGCTCTGAAAGATTTGCAAATTCCATAGCCATTGAATTGATATTTGCTGGTCCTGCAGAGTAGATATGGAAGTCTGGATCTTCTTCTTTTAAAGAAGACATTGTGACTGCCATGGCTCTAAGAAAAACCTGGTAGTCGTCAAAACTACTGGTTCCTTGAATCCCCACTATCATTTTTCTTCCCATCTCTAAGTTGATCCATTATAAACAGCATCTTATCTAATTGTACCTTATCCATACCCATCGTGTCAACTAGGGTAGCATTGGCTCCGTCTATCTCTGTTCCGTGCATTTCTGCACAATAAAAGGTTCCATCTTTTACAAAGTAGGCCTTGTTGTCAAAAATAACAACTTTTATATTTGTTCTTTCTTCCTGCTTGTCTGATTGACGATCTTTCTTTTTCTTGTACAATTTTATTTCTGGAACCAAAGGGGAGATTATCTCATGGATATGGCTCTGACTATATCTGAAAGGGTTTTTAACAATAACATTTGTTTTTGAAGATACGAGTTTTGTTGTGACAAACATGGCTAATAAGGTTAGTAAAGATCCCAAAAAATATTCCATAATTCCTCCTAAACAATTATACTACCTATCTAATGAAATAATTCTTATTATTTCTTTTAGAGTGTATTGCTTATCTTTGTTTAGATTTGCTACCTCTATTTCATCTAATGCTTTTTGAGTTAGCCTAACTATTGGATTTTTTTCAGTTATATCCATATCTAAAAAACCTTCTTGCCATAAAGCCATAGTCTCACGAGAGAAATATGTTGATACTTCGCTGTGAAGTTCTGGACTTACATCAATTAGTTTTTCTGTAAAATTATAAACTGGATCGCCTGTATCCATATCTATACCAGCAACCTCTAACGCTCCAGCAAGTATTAGTTTTTCAATAGCATCGTCTTCATCTTTAAACTCCAAACTACTTACCAGACTTCTTTCTAGCCTTTGCAAGTGCTTGAAAATCTTTGATCTTTGTTTCCCCCATATAGCCCCAAGCATGACCATCATTAATCATCTTGTCATTGATAGACTCTGTATCTCCATCAAGGTATACCCAGCCAAGAATACGACCATACTTCTCTGAAGAGTCCATCTTTTCTGTCTTAATAACTACAGACTTGGCACTGTCAATAGCAGCCTTCAGATAAGCCTTTGCTTCTAGCCCTAGAACCTTTTCAGCCTTGTCTGTTGTTCGAGACTCAGGAGTGTCAATACCAGCCAGTCTAACTCTTGAACTAAAAGAAATATCAAACCCTAGATCAATATCCACATCAATGGTATCTCCATCAACGACCTTTGTTACTTTTTTTACATAGTATTCAAACATTACTTTCTCCCCCATTGTATATAGTTCCATCCACGCTCATGTGCGTAGTAGATGAATATTTTAACTACCGTTTCCCAAAACGCAATCGTTACGGAAAGAGCAGCATTGTTTGTTATCACATAAGCAACAGCAACAGAGGAAAGCGTTCCCCATATGCGATAACTTAATGCCTTGGCAAAGGATCTAGCCTTAGTTACTGTCATGACATAGTCTCGCTATCGTCTGGTCCACCAAACTTCTTGTCTATAATATATACCGCAACAAATGCAATTATAAGTGAGACAACAACTGCAATACCATTCTCTAACATTTATATACCCATTTCCTTACGCTTTTGCGTAGCAGAAATAGCATGAATATCTGCACCTAAATCTACTTGCTCAATCTTGTATCCCACATCTCTACCATATACAATGTTAGTAATGTTAGGTAGTCTTAATACTAATGCGCCATCCATAAATTCATCCTTGGCAATATATTCTTTTACCTGATCAAACTTAAGCGGATCCTTTTCGCTTGTATTGTAGGTATTACGAACTCCAAGAAGTACTTGGTCAGTTCTCTTTCCAGCCTCTCTGTAAAGGGCGTGGTGGCCTTCGTGCCAGGGCTGATACCTACCCAGCATAAGAGTTGTAGGTGCAGACCAATCGTGAAGACTAAACTTATCAATTATGTGAGATGCCTTTGCTTCTGCATCTAAGTTATGACTAATGAATGAGACATCAAACTCTGTTGGTCGCTCAAACATTTTGTTTGTGTCTTCGAACCTACCCTCAGCAATAGTGTCCATGAATACCAAAATGTCTGGCTTACCAAATGCTACACGAGTTAGATCTGTTGGACAAACAAAGTCAACGATGACTGGAGCAACCCCTTGCTTAGCAATAAGTCTTGCCATCTCTCCCATACGACGAGCCTGTTCAAGTCTATCTTCTGGGGCAAACCCTAAATCTGAGTTAACTGTTGAACGAACTTCATCTGCGTTTAGATGAATAGCGTTAATGCGCTCTTTTAGGGCCTTCGCTAGTTCTGTTTTGCCAGAACCAGGTAGGCCAATAATCTGAATAATCATGCGTGTGGTGCTTCCTTTGCTTTGTTTTCAATAAGTTTGTCTCGTTCATCAATGATACTGATCATAAACGACATCATCTTGTCGTAACCTTCTTTGCTATCCATGATTTTGTTGTAATGATGGCCACAGAAAAGAAGTTCTCCGTTTATACCAGTAACCTGTACTAGCGCTTCTGCTGCACAGGAATCACATCTATCTGTTGCCTTCAAGATCCACTCTTTAATTTCTGCAGGGCTATCAATCATTGTATTCATAGTATACTGCCTATTTCTTTCTGTTATCAGTGGAATAGAATCCACTACCGTTGAAAACTGCTCCTACATTAGAGTATACACGAACTAAAGAAGTATTGCAAGTCTCACATTTATACCCAGGATCGCTATCCTTTATAGAGCGTTCTTTGATATATCTTTGTGCACATGGCATGCAATCATATTCATACAATGCCATAGACTAGTTTTTCTTTTTTGCTTTTACTGTCCAGATAGGGGCATTGAGTTTATCTCCACCCCATTCATAACCAAGTAGTTTAACCACTGCTTTAATTATTTTAATACGCATTATTTGACTCCCTTCCCGAATCTAGCCCAGACTCTTTCGTGTAAGAAATATCCAAGTGCTTCCCAACCAATATAAATAAGAGCACCAAGACTTGCGTACTCCCACTCACCAGTAAATAGATAAATCACTCCAGCGACACCAACTAAGTGAAATGTTTCCCAACTTGCTGTCTTTAGAAGTGTTCTTTTAGTTGATTCCATTATAGTGCTACCGCACCCTTTCCTCCGCCACCAGATGACTTCTTAGCAGCAGGCTTTGCAGCCTTCTTAGGTGCTGGAGTTACTGGTGTTGCAGACGCTGCGACCTTGTTTAGTAGTGGAGCATTTTCTTCACCAGTATAAACTGGACGACCCCAGCCAACTACAGCATTTACTAACTTCTTTTTGTTGTTCTTTACATATGCACGAGTCTTCTCAACACACATTCCGCCGTTGCGCTGATCTCCCTTTGCAGTTCCTGAAGTGTTTCCTTCAATAACCTGGATAGTTCCGTCACCATTATTCTTAATGCAAAGACCAACATGTGAAATGCGATTTACACCATCTTCTGGGAAATCAAAATAGATCCAGTCTCCTGGAGTTGGATCATCATTACGAGCATCTGACCAACGCTCAGCCTTCTTAAACCAATCTGCTGCTGCCACTGTTGATGCAGACTTAGGGAATGACTTTACCCCCGCAGTAAATGCTGACCAAGAAACAAACGATTGGCACCATGGTTGGAAGTTTACCTTAATCCATGCACCGTACTTTGTTTCGTTATCCTTTGGGCCTTCAATTGTGCCCACTTCTTTCTTTGCAACCTCAATGATTGCTTCTAGACTACCTTTTGCTGCCATGTTGTGGCCTCCTTTTTCTCTTATACTATTATAGCACTTTACCTACAGATTGTAAAGTTATATTCTTTTTCCCACTTAATAATATCAATTTCATCATTAAGTAGTGGCTGCCCCTTAATATTAAGACTTGTATTTAATAGGACTGGAACACCAGTTTCAAGATAAAACTTATTAATTGCTCTCCATAGACCACGATGCTGGTTCTTATTCACAGTCTGAACTCTTGATGTACCATCTGCATGAACCACAGAAGGTATCTTTTCAGGCTGTAGGCACTTGACCGTATACTGCATGTAAGGGCTTGTAAAGTCCATATCAAACCATTTAGAGGCACACTCCTCCATAACCACTGGGGCAAATGGTCTAAACAACTCTCTCTGTTTAATTAAATTAACCTTGTCTTTTATTAGTGGATCTCTAGGATCTGCAAGGATGCTTCTGTTTCCTAATGCCCTTGGTCCGTATTCGGCTCTTCCTGTTGCTACTGCTACGATTCCATCTTTTAATATACCGTCCACAATTTGCTGAACAGGATACTCTCCTCCAAGATCATAACCAAGATATGGAGTCTTCCAATCAAGGTGCTTTCCGTGCAGGGCTGCTGCAGCGCCCAAAGAACTACCAGCATCTCCAGGGTTAGGCATGATCCAAATCATATCAAAAATATTCCATAGTAAAGTATTTGCAGAAGAGTTAAGAGCACAACCACCCATGAATACCAAATTATTTTTTCCAGTCATTCTTTTTGCCATACGCATAAACTGATTTAGCCTTTGCTCGTAAACCATCTGAACTGCTGCAGCGATATCAAATCTGTCTTGCTCAGTAATTACCATTCCCCAGTCATTGATTCCTTTATGAAAGTTATACTTTTGCTGATCATACTCTGGAAAATACTCATCTACTTCTTTGTAATATCTTTTCCAGTCTCCGTATGCAGCCATACCCATCATAATATATTCTTCTTGGTTTGGCATAAGTCCAATCAGTTCTGTAAATGCAGAGTAGAATAATCCAAAACTAATGGGATAGTTCTGCTTATACTTAAGTTTAATCTTGTCGCCTTCACCAACCCAAATTGTTGATGTATTAAACTCACCAATTGCATCTAGCACTACAATACATGCATCATCAAATGCGCTTGTATAATAACCTGCTGCTGCGTGAGAGTAATGATGACCAAAGTTTTTTCTTGGTAAGTCTCCAAGTTCTGTAGACTCAAACCATGGCCTGTCTCCACCAAAGCCTCCACGAGTCTTTACTCTAAGTTTCTTAAGTAAAGGCTTTTCGTAATATGCTATTTGATCTGGATACCCATATTGCAGTGCATCTTTTATTAGTTCTTTATTCGTAAACCAGTCATTTTTTTGTTTGCTGTATCTTTCTGCATGCCCAGCAAAAAGAATTTCTCCATCTTTTATTAAAGATACTGAAGCATCATGAGTGGTTTCGTTTACCCCTAAGATAATCATTCTGCTCCAGTTGAATCTCTTTTTTCGTCAAGAGGAACGTTGTGGTACCAGTTTGGCAGTGCATACCTTGGGCCACGTGTGACTGGATACACTTCGTGAACGTACAAGAAGTTTGAAGGAAAAAATAATACGCTTCCTGCTTCTGGCTTAAACTTTAATCCAGACTGCCTGAACTCAATTTCTCCACCCTCATAGTCATCATTTAAGTATAAAAGAACAGACAAGACTCTTGTGCTAATGCCTTGGTCTTGGTGTGCTGGCAGATGACCAGTCTTGTCGTACTTAAGCAGGTGCATAGTTTTTTCTCTAGACTTTATATTTTTTTCAGCAAATGGATAAAGTTCAGTTGAATAGTGACTTAGGGTTCTATCAAGTGCACCAAATAGTTCGTTAGATATAAACGTTTGTTCTTTTAGATATATATCTGATTTTGAAATATCTTGCGCCTGTGGTATAAACTTTTGCATATTAAAAGTAATCTTGTTTTCGCCTTCTCCGTAAGTCCATGGAATCCATGGCTTTACTGATGTCATAAAAGGTGCTGGCTTGTCTTTTTGATATCTCAAATCAAGTTCTTCAATCTTTTTAATCAAACCATATGGATCATTTACTATATTTTTATAATAAACCATTCCAAGATCTAAGACTTCAAAATCATTCGTCATTTAACGGATATTCCTTAGCCTTCCACTTTGGGACTACCCCTGGATTTAGGAAATCTGGATCAGCATGGTTTGGAAGGCTTGTGTGCATGTATAGCGCTGTATGCCTGTTACCAGATAGGACCTTAGTTATTCCATGAATATACTCTGTTCCAGCACTAGGGAAGAATACTGCAGAATATCTTCTTGGCTCATACACATAATTTTGATTTGGGAAATAAATTCTTCCACCAGTAAACTCTAGATCTGGACTGATTGTTTGTCCTTCTTCTTCTTCTTGTGGATTTAAGTTACCATTTAAGTAGATAATTGTGCTCCACTCAATCCATGGCTCTGGTCCCTGTGCGTCAATATGCAGATCACCCTTTGTACCTTCTGTCCACCAAGAACCAAAAGCCTTAAATACATAGATGTCATTATAGAAAGCATTTTGCTCCTTATGAACCTCATTAGACTTATCTCCATACTTTTTTAAAATATCCATTACAGTTTTGTTGTATGGGAAAGAGGTTCCTCCATATCTTTTTTTATAATATTCTGGATATGGGTTTGTTGAAGATGGATTCTTTTGTTCATTAATTAAGGTCTGTGCATCTTCTGGCGTTATAAAATTCTTTATTACGTGGATTCTGTGTCCACCTTTTAGGTCTGCCCTGCGTTCTGCAGGCATGTTTGAGTCTGTCATATTTTCTCCTTTATATAATTATACCATTAATGGATTGCTTTTGTATTGCCTAGATATCTTCTTGCATCTACCTTGTTAAAGGAAAGTGCTTGTGGATCATACTCGACATCATTTGTATGAAAGGGTAAATCATTTAGGTGCTGAAACACATTATTATGAAAAATATTAAAGTCCTCTACGCTTCTTTCTAGACCATTAATATTTTCAAAAGAATTAAAACCATTTTTTAAAAGACTTATTGCTTCATTGTAATTATGATTCAAAGAAAATGGAACGTATATCTGACCGATAAGATTTTCTGAAACCTTTTTGTAGTAGTTGGATGGTGTGCAATATATGTCAATGCCTTTTGTAAAAATCTTAACAGACAAGGACTCCTCTTCTCCATTATACTTTAGGTATGTTGGATATTTAACTTCTGATAAAAAAGATGTTAGACCAAATATAAAATCTCTATCTATATACTGCGTAATTGAAAAACTATCAGTATATTTATTTTCTTTACTTAAAAAGAAAAGGTTTTCCAAACCTAAAACAGTTTTTCCAGATCCAGAAATAACACAATTGTTTTCTTCTACAAGGCTTACCAGATCATCGTCCCAATTTTTTGGAACCATGACTGAATCTCCTAGAATTAAAGAATATTTAGATAGGTTTGTTCTTATAAAAGAATTTTTATGATGGCAGGGGCTTGATATAAAATCCCAGAATATATGGAAATAACTACAGTTAGGACTAGAAAAGGTATCTCTTCGGTTTAGTGGGTGTTGATCTGAGATTATAACTTTTATTTTTCTTTTACCACTAGAATTTTTAAATACATTATCAACAACATCTTTAAGGTTCTTGCCTTTGTAGGAATAAATTAAAACTAATATCTCATTCATCATCGTGTGAAACTTCTTTTATCTTAGAATTTTTTACACCAAACATCTTTTTTCTCCAGGCTGTTTGCTTGTAGTATCCATAAAGTCTTGATCTTCTGTTTTCTGCTGCTAGTTCATGCCTGTCAAGCGCTTCGTCTGTCTCTATGCACTCTGATTCCCAAGAATCTCTCTTGATTGGAACAATCTGAAATATTGGTGTTCCCTTTGGTATTACTCCTATAAAATTTCTCTTTAAGAAAAATGCTGTAAAAACTGGAAGGCCCCAAATATCTGACTCAACAATTCCAGACATTGTGTAAAATGGAAGGTCATACCTGTTCATTGGGTGTGTAATGAGTACAGAATATCCTGGAGGAGTTTCATAGAACCAGTTCATTCTCCAACCATAGTGAATTGGATGACAATTGTCTGGCACTGGTAATTCTATAGTTGGTCTTTTATCTACCATCATTACCTGGCCTTTCCACGAAATGATTGGCTTTCCATCTTTATCTAAATCAACATACACATCATCTTCTAATACATATTGATATCCAGCAGTTAGCGCATCAAAAAAAGGCATACACATTTTTGTTGCCACCATTGCTCCATCAGTACCAACATTATTATTCACACCAAGGGTTATATCATCATTTGATCTATCAAAACGTGCAAGGCTTCTATACCATTCTGGAACTTTGGATACTGCTGGCACTGGCATAGTAAGCATACCAGAGTGTCCTAAAAATGTTGGAGTAAACTTTATAGGTAGTGGAACATCACTCACTTAAAATCCTTTTTTGATCGCATTTTGTTCTTATAGCCAAAAGAAAATGTACTACGAAGAGAAAGTCTTTGTGCAGTTATTTCTTTTTGTGCCACCTCTGGATCAACTAACTCCATTTGCCAATCTTCTCTTTGGAATGGAAGGACTTGAATAAAAGGAGTTCCTTGTTTTATTACACCTTTAAAATCTTTTTCAATTAGCATAGAGACGTGTCCATCTGTAATAAAATTATCAGTGTCTATTATTGCTTCTATTGTTAGGAATGGAAGGGGATCTTTGTGAGTTGGGTGAAGAAACAGGCAACTGTATCCTGGATCTGTTTTTACCGACCAGAAAGGTAAAATTCTAAATAGTTGCTTATGGTATTTATCCCTATCTATAGGGAAATGAGAATACTGCTCTTCAGAATGTGACGCTATCATGCTTATTGCAAAAGTCTTCATAGGCTGTGGAACTGACCACTCTAGTTTTTCTGGATTGGTCGCATCAATATATATATCGCAAGGAATAGATAATATGTATCCTGCAGTGATATAGTCAAATATTGGCATGCATCTCTTAATTGTCGAAGTAGAGAACCCTTGTGCAAGCGATTCTTTTTCATTTATTACTGATGGCTGACTTTTATACCAATCTGGAATAGCCTTTAAAGCGGGATATGGCTTCGGAGCAAACTCTGTGGTTGACTGGCTAAATGGGTAAAACTTGATCTTGTTCATAAAAGTTCCTAACTTTCTCTTCAATTATACCATCTACTTTAAATACTATGTCAAACATTGCTGAATACCTTTTTATTTTACCAAACTTGTGGTCAACCATATGAGAGCCAACCCTCTTAAATTTAAATGGCACAAAGTCTGGCTCTAGATATCGTACATCTTCATCTATTTTTTTATGAACAAAGGAGTCTGGGCTTATCATAAATGGAGAATCTTCTTGCGGTGTTTCATAAAAAATTTCAGCGTCTATGTCTATATACCATGGCACATAAAACTTAAACACATCATCAAAGCAGTCTTTGTCTTTCTCCATTTTGAAGTCTGTGTTGTAGTATTGCCTCATCCATGGCCTGTCGATATTTCTTAGTCTTGTGGATGTCTCAAGCAAAAAGAATTCTGCATGGTTTCTCTGCCTCAACCTAACAACACCATTCTCTATACCAACAAGACTTGGTGCAGGATAAAGAGCCTGAACGTATGGATTGATTGGCTTAATCACGCTATCTTTATGTTTTCCTTTTGCCACAGAATCAAACCTAACCCACCTATCTGGCAGCCTTGACTTTAAACTCAGGTCAGAAAAAATAGGATCTTTGGTCTTGTACCATATGTCAAAATCATCAGTGATATTGTTTAAAATTGATGGGTATTCCACTTTGTTCCATTCTTCTCAATTGTTAAAACAATTATACACCATATAACTTACTTTGCTGGGCTGGCAGGTATCGATCCTGCGACATCCGAATTAACAGTTCGGCACTCTACCATCTGAGTTACAGCCCAATCCTAATTAAGGAAGCAAAACCCTTGTTCTGCTATTAGGAACAAAAGAGATCTTATCGTACATTGCTGCTGCTAAGGTAGCAGTTGCTGATGTTGTCATAAATACTTGGTTTGTAGAAACACCACTTTTAGAAACAACTTTTAGTGAACCAGCAGATAGAATGATATCTGTGTATTCGTTCACTCCATCAGTCTTTTGTCTTGACAATGTTGTAACTGCTGTTACATTTGGCAAACATGCTGGATACTCTAGGCTTCCAACCTTGTTTGTATTTCCAGTTGAAGCATAGACATTGACTCCATGCCCCTTCAAAGAGTCGACATTGGCGATAGTACTTGCCTTAACAACTGCTTTATTTTGACCAGTTGTTGGGGAGCATCCAAGTGATGTATTGGATCCTGCACCACGAGCAAATGATACAGACTTAATATTCTTTGTACTTAGGTTTGCAATAACCCAAGACAAAGCATTATTAAAATCATCTCCATTTACGATGCCTGTTGGAGTGGTTGCAGCCTTAATTAAAATAAGATTTGCAGTTGGATTTGCAGTTCTTGCAACTTCAGCCATGATTGTTCCGTGCATTGACTCTGTTGTTTTTCCAGATTGAGGAACAGAGCAGTTAGTTGTATAAAGACACACTACTTCACGGCTTCCCGAAATTAGAGACTCGTTAAAGTTACTGTCGATAATTACAACAGAACCAACATTACTTGCAGTTGCATTAATTGGAACAACTACTGAAAACAATACTGCGATTAGTGCGATTAACTTTTTCATATTTACATACCCTTTATCTTGATTACTAGTTGACATGGGTCGCCTCCTGCTTCCCACTCTTGTTGCTCTTCTTCACTCATATAGGGGTCTCCCTCATGAGTATTACAGAACGGTTCTGTTATCCATCCCCGATCAATTCCATTTTCTAGCCAGATCTCAAACTCATTAAAATCTGATTCTGACTCCTGAATATTCTTAAGGATTTCTTCAAATTCTTCGCTCATATATAAAGTATATCTTACTCTTGTTTTGATGTCAAGTTTAAATATTTTTCCACCATAAACTTTGCAGTAGCATGGTGCATTGCAATACCCATATGCCTTTTATCTCTAGCAACTAAAAGATATTTTTCCTGACTATTTTTTTCCATAAAATCATTAATATCTTGAGCATATTCTTGTTTATCTACTTTATAAAATGTATCAAACCTTCCATCAAAAAAATCATTAAGACTTTGTTTTGAACCCTTAACTGGCTCAATCTCCCAAGTGGATGAAATAAGTTTAATATTGTTAATCTTGCAGTAAATTTCTAATATCTGATAAAACTGTATTGCTCTTAATTGAGCCAACTCTAATACAGGCTCAAACCCACGATGTATCTCTGGCATTAAGAAAAATACTGTTCCTGGATTATTATATATATTGCAATATTTAAAAAAATTATAAACAATTTCTTCTGTTGCGCCTGAAATTAAAGATAGATTATTTAGGTTATTGTTGGGTGCAATAGAATCTAGTACAACTTTTGGCCAAATAAAGTTTTGTGCAACACCAACACCAAATGTTTGAGAACAACCTAAAAAAACAATATCTTTTTCTGTATTTTTTTTAAAACTATCAGATCTGTATCCATCAATATTTATAAAGTCTAGTGAATCCCATCCCCAGTTATTATATCCACCAATAATAACTTTTTTGTCATTGATTAGGCATGGATATAGTTTGTCATCTAGGTTGCCAAAAATTTCTTTATATGCTCCAACTAAATTCCAAGAAGTTTTTCTAGTAATACTATCTGTGTCAGTGCGAAACTCTTTCATAAACTAACCACATCTACTGGTCCCATGCAAGATGGGTTAAATTTAATTGCAGCATTAACTGCTTGGACTACTCTATTCCTTGCATTTTTTTGTTTATCTGTTGCATACAAAACCCCATAGGCATACTCTGCTCCAGATCCCATAGCAAGATATGGAAGTGTATACTTAGATAAAGACATATCTGCAGAACTATGCTCATAGATTTCACCACGAACTGCAATGATCAAACCAAGGTCTCCGTCTTTAGATGTATCAACCCAGAACTCATTATAAAATTCTTTAAGTTCTTTAATAAACCTGGTTTGCATAAACTTATCTGTGTCTTTTATGTTAGGGGCAGTTGGCTTAAAGTTAAAACGGATTCTTTCTCCGTCCATTGATCCAGCATATCCAATAAGATACGGACCTATCTTCCAAACCTTTGGTGCATCAAGTGCTAGAATAGTTCCATCGTCTGATGCTCCACGATCTCCAGCCATGTAGATTTTATCTTCATGTTTTACTACAGCAATACAGGTCATGACAAAGCCCTCTCCAGATAGGTGATACTCAAGTATACCATTGCCCAGAGAGGGCTGTCAACTACCGTCAATAATGACTAATTAGCCTTTTTGTCTACCGTCTTAAACGCATCATTGATCTCTGCCAATGTGAGTTTTCCATCGTCCAAAAAAGCCCTTGCCAGTCTTTCAATGACTGTTGCTACGCCTAATAGTCCTGCTAAGAATACTGCCTGAACTGTGTCAATTCCTACTACTGCTCCAGCACCAAGTACTGATAGACCAGATGCTGCAAAGACTGCTACGATTCTCATCAAGATATTAGTGATTGCCTTTTGTGGGTGCTCCTTCTTAGGAGGCTCTACTACCTTTTTAGTTGCCATATTTAGTCCTCCTTTCTTAGTGGGATTGTGATTAGCCAGATTACTGTGGTTGCAAGTACTGCAATACCAACTATGTCTCTTGCTGATCCCGTTAATGTTAACCATGCAATAAAGAAGCCAAGGAGGGTAAAGGCTTGTGCGATTATCTCCACCCCTGCATCTTTTAGCCATGTGAAGAATCCCTTCACAACCTTTGTTATTATTTTCATATTACCTCCTCATCCCAATCATTACATTTGCAATCTGTGAAACAATGATTACTGGGATAATGACTTCCTGGGCTTTCTCTCTCTGATCGTCTGTCATGTCCATACCCAACTCAGAGAAATTGGATAGGAGTTCTAATGGGTCCACTGCAAATATTGCTCCAAGTGGATCTGCCAAGAATGCTTCTGTTTGTACTTCTGTTACTGCATCTGCTAATGTAAAGGGCATTGGGGTTTCTCCTGCATCCCCTGCTCTATCTGCAAACTCAACAAATGCCTCTGCAAGTGCTGGGTTAGACTTCATCTGCTCAGCAATCTGTGCAACTTCTGAAGGCTTGATACCAAGATCTTCTGCAACCTCTACCTTTGCCTCTTGTGTCAATGCTTTGAGTGTTTGGCTTACTGCCGTGATTTGTTCAGGGGAAAGAACAACTAACTTATTATCCTTGCTTGTAAGGTTAGCAATAACTCCAGATAAATCTTCTGAAGTTCCAGTTCCCTTTTCAGGAATTAGGGCTGCTAATACTTCATCTTTGATTTCTACATCTGGTTCAGTCCAAGGATTATCTTCTGGCTCTGGATCTGGTCCAGGTTCTGGGGAAGGCTCTGGAGTAGGCTCTTCAGTTGGGTCTACAACTGGCTCTTCAGTTGGTTCTGGATCTGGGGTAACTTCTGGGGTAGGTTCAGGTGTAGGCTCATCTGTAGGGTCTGGTGAGGGCTCTGGAGAAGGCTCTGGTGTAGGTTCTTCAGTTGGTTCATCTGTAGGGTCTGGTGAGGGCTCTGGGCTTGGTTCATCTGTTGGCTCTTCAGTTGGTTCTGGAGAAGGTTCTGGTGTGGGCTCTGGGGTAGGCTGATTGGCTGCAGCGTTGGCTGCTGCTTGAGCAATAGCAGCATTAAGTTCTCTTTGTGCTTGCTCGTAGTAATATTCCCATGCATCATTAATAGAATTATTTAAGTCAACGATTGACTGATTGTATATTTCTATTCTGCTATTCTTCAACTCTAAAGCATCTTCTGTATCTGCAACTGCATCAAGATGTTCCTGTGTTTTGGTTTGCAAAACCTGATTCATTGATGACAGTGTTGCATTCTCAGAGTTGTATACGCTTAGTTTGTCATTGTATACTGCCAACTTATTGTTATAGTCTGTTTGTGCTATAGCCTTTGCTGCAACAGCATCATTGTAAGCATTTATCTGTGCTTGGGTTGGTCCTGATCCAGAGGAAAATGTATTAAGATTACAACTAAAATTTTGTCCCCATACTCTTGGGTTCCCAGCATAGTCACAACCTGCACTAGTCCACCCTCCAGGGATTCCCCAGCCAAGAAGGTAGGATCCAGGGCCTCCTCCGTTGTACCACCATATTTCTACATCTAAAGTTTTGTCTTCACTAACATCATATACGGGAGAGTAATCGCTCC